ATTATTATATCAATAAATACATCATAATCCTTACTTATTCAAATACTCCACCGCACTCAATATAACCTGCTCCTGGTCCGATAATTTCTGAAAAATAATACAGTCGTCTAGTCTTATCTGTATTATTTTTTGATAGACTGTTTTACATAACAAATGACATCCTTCGTCCATCATCTTAAACTCCATGAAAAAAGCACCTTGAGTCAACCTGATATTCTCCGGATCGGTTATATTGAACCAACGGATATAATTGCCGTGTTTTATTTGGTTGATTTCGTCTACGTATCGGTATTGTTTTAGTTTCTTAAGGTAGGCTTTTACTTCGGGTCCTTTTACATGCATATTTTGAAGAATATCGTTCTTTTCTTTGGCTATTTGGGAACGGGTTATATTAATGATATCTTCATGGCGTTCGTCCTCTATAGAGGCGAATAGTTTATCGATGTCCATATATATTAAGTATTTATTATCTTAAGTATTTAATATTGTATAAAGCCGTAATCTCTCAGAATCTCATCGGGCCAGAGGGTGATGTCGGTGACAAATTTTGGCATATTTTCTTGGAATGCAATTTCGGGTAGTTGGATGTTTCTACTTTTTAATTTTTGTTGATACTTGGGGTCGTGCTGATTAATGGTACCCGGAATGAGTTTCATTTTAAATCCATCTACATTATATTCCGGTTTTATTTTTGGAATATAATGACAATATGCTCTTGTGTGGCAGAATATATAACATCGTTTGCCCGAAGGCCATTGAAATCCGGGCATTTCGTAGCAAAGTCCGAGAAGGTTGCTTTCGTGTTTCGTCAGACCCAAATATTCGCGCGGCTGGAAGGATAGGATTTTATCAATTTTATCGGTTTCATATTTATTGATAGGACTGATATATGCGGATAGGGATGGGGAATCCGCTATTTCATGAGGGGTACTTTCCTGCCACATAATGAGCATTGGATGCTCGTTGCAGTCAACGGTTATCATTCGTCTGCGATCTGGATAGTTTTTGTGCATCCAATCGGGTGGCAGCGGACAACCTACGCCCCAAGTCGTTTTCTTTTTGATACAGAATTGGTATAAAGGCCAGATATCAGCATCTCTCATATCCCAGAATACAAATCGGCGCTGACCGGCTAAGCCTACAATCGTTGCGACTTCTCCGGGGACTAATGTTGCCGTTTTATTTTCTTCGTCTGCTTCAAATAAGTCTAGTCCTTCGATATGAAGTGAATGACAGTTGAACTTGAATTTTCGGGTATGACGAAGACGATTTGGGGCATAAATTGCTCTTTCTGTGTCATACAGGGAATTTATACTATTGCGTAGTAGCGGACTGCCTTGGATTAAGGTATGAATTGGTGTTCCGTATTGATGAATAAATCCGCTCGCAGCATCCGGCGCTTTGCGTTGCTTGAGCATTTCAGGTCGTAGTTTTTCTTCTAGGGTGGGTTCTAATACTTGATGTTCGTCGGTAAATAGTGCATTTGCGGTACGATAGAATTGTGTATTGTGCAAGGCGATAATTTTATCCACTACTTTGACATCCGTTAACGCTATGACAGCGACTCCATATTGCTCGAGTATTGGTTTGATTTCCTCCGGGTTGTTAGCGAGAACCATGGAAGTTTCTAGGGCGGTTGGATTGGGGAATTTCGGCATAATGTATAAATATAAGTATTCTATATTAAATTTCAATTTTTAAGGTAGAAAGGACTACTTTGATTACCACAAGTATGTATGGCATCACCTCTATCATCTAGACTACATACTAATGAAATAATAGTTTTCCATGGGGTCGATTTCAGGAAAGTATATTAAAGTTCAGCCCATACTATCATGCGAATTCATTATGTAAAAATATATAATTTATGAATTTAACTCGCTATTTATGTGAGGATATAACCTTTTAAATAATCACAACTAATATAGATAGTTGTGATTGTTACAAATATGAAGAAATATTTTTATAAGTAATATTTAGTTTAAAGAACATGTGGTACATTCATGCTTATGCATTACTGCTAAAACCTCATTATCGCATTGAATAGGTATGAATTTTGCTGGCCAATTACCTGGTCCATTGTTCCACTCAGTACTGAGTTTTATCCAATTAGGATAACGATGATCAGGTGTATCCATCAACCAAAGATCAAAATGATTATATGCTCTAATCTTTTTTCCACAACACCCGCCGAGTTTATTTTGCTCTCCGGGATTCTGTGGGCATGTCCCCTGGTTGTCCCTATGTGGACAGGCATCTCCAACTATAACTTTTAAGGGAGTTGCTGGAGGACCGTCGTGTTGCTGCCCCCAACTAGGGACGTGGTCACTCGCGGTTAATTTAAAACATGACAAGCATGGAGCGGATGCAGTATTACCCTCGGCTTTCTGGGCATTTTTTCCTGTACCACAATTATACCCCATTACATATGGGCCGGCCATAGATTCGGCTGGAGCAGTTAGAACCCAACCATGTGTGGCTAAGTCTTCTCCAAGTTGACGAGGCTTTGAGCAGTTACATGAGAGTTGGCTGCCAGTACTTTCTACTGGTGTAAATTTAGTAGTAGTAGCAAAACTATCACCGCGCCAAGGCAGTGGAACTGGGACTCCACTACCATCTGTACCAAATCCTGTTCCTGTATGATAAATATTTAACTTTGTACCGGAGCTTACGCTTGTATATAATAAATAGGTAGCTTCAAATTTATGTGGTTTATTAGTTAATAAATTGTAATGATGATACGTAGTGTGACACTTAGAACTGATATTTCCCGATATTATTGCTAATAAATTAAAGTTGATTAAGTTATTAGAATCAACTATTATTGTTAGATCTTTGCTACCAAAATCCGCATACGTTTTTACATTACGTAATTGTTGACTAGTTAAATTTGTTAGTTTCATTGTATATATATACAATATATATAATATTCCATAGGATATGGCTCATATTAATGAAATAATAGTTTTCATTGGGATCGTTTTCCGGGAAGTACTTTGATTACCACAAGTATGTATGGCTTAGTATTTTGGGGTTATATAGGCCTTTGCTTTTGCGGACTTCTTTTTTTATGGCTGCGCCTCTATTTTTTATGCCTGAATGCCTAGAGTAGTAATTTCGCATCCGTTTGCGTGTATTATGATTTTTAGAGGCGTATAATTTTAATTTGGTTCGGTCTTTATACTGTTCATATCGGTTATCTCCAAAGTGTATTTTTCTTGTTTTATGGGTTTTTTTGTTTTTTACATACGCCGTGTATTTTTTAAAACGTGGGCCTTTTTCCATTTTTGCGATGGTTTCTTTCATATATATATATTATATATATTATATATATACCTAATCAGGTGGTCCCAGAAGCAATACATTAACGTTTTGCGGCATTAAATCATCCGGATTAATGAAATAATAGTTTTCCATGAGATCGTTTTCCGGAAAGTATAGTGACTTTATTATTGATTACTTTTATTTGTTTGTCTAATGTCGGAAATAGTTTTTGATCATAAAGCCTAGCAAATTTAATAAATGGTGATGAAAAGCCTTCAGGGGTTTCAAAGTGGTCTACTAATACTTCTTCTATAGTTGGAGCAATATCAAACATTTGGTATTTAATCTTAAACAGCGTACTTATACCATCCGTATCGGAATTTTGGGATAGTTTTGGTTCTATATTTGGAGAGATGATTCGCTTATTTCCGTGTGGTAATGCTAGTATTTTATGAGATTCCCGCCAACTGATAAATTCTTTCCTATTAATAGGAATTTGGTGTTTATCGCATCGCATTTTAACGCTATTATCTTCTAGACCCCATGTCCATATATTAGGAAATCCATTTATTCTCTCAAAGTCTTGCCCTTTAATCGCAAAAATGCCTCCCAAGGTTTGGGTATATCCATAAAAATGGTTTACCGAATTAGCATGTGTGTTATACGAAAATTGATACTTTCTTCTCGGCATCGTATCCACATCATTAAATACTAAAGTGATATCTTTATAGTGGTGCGGATATCTCTCCTTTACTGCGAGAAACCCTATGTTCTTTATTGCACCACGATTAAATAATCGTTTATCATGTTGATGGATAATGAATATTTTATACTGGAGATGCTTTAATATGGTGGGCATCCGTTTAATAAACTCTTTTCTATCTTCCTCTCTATCTCTATAAGGGACAATGATGATTATTTTGGGTATTTTTTCTGTCATATAAGTATATGACAAAAAAACTCTCATTGAATAAAACTGCTAAAGTATGGAAACCAACCGTTTTAACCATCCATAACTATAAAATTGTCCTTATTAAAGATACTTCTAAACTTCTCTCGGTCCACTCTTATATTTTTTCAGGATTTATTAGAGAGACGGCGTCCGATTTGGGTATAAATCATCTATTAGAGCATGTATTAGCGAATGCTTATGCTGAGTGTAAATCATATAATTGTTACTCTTATAGAGAACAATATGGTTTTACGTCTAATGCCTCTACCTCTAATAATATTTTACATTATTATGTAAATGGTATGTATTCTGACTGGGAGGTAATGATTAATTATATCGTCAGTATCAGCACGAAACCGGAGTTTAATGAAGCATTAATTACGAGAGAAAAGGCAGCAGTAAAAAATGAATTACACACCTATAAAGACGATTCCAAATATCCTATACTATTAGCAAGTGATCGTTTATTATATAAAATATATGGACTACAGAATATGTCTGATGCTAAACAACAATTATCTAATCTAAAGCATTTTAATAAAGCAAAGTTATTACGTTATTATAAGAAAACGTATAATCATAAAAATACGATATTTGTGATTAGTGGCAATTTTAGTAAGCAGAAAGTAGTGACATTGCTAAAGGGTTTACTTCCTAATAAAGTGGTATTTCCTATAAATAATACGTTAAATACGGAGTGTTTTACGCATAAGCCACATACCGCGTTTTTATATAACCCTAAATTGACGAGTACACAAATAGCCATTAGTTATCCTGTAGATATTAACTATAATGACTCGGCTATTTTTGGACTTGATTTTACCATTAAAGTGCTTCGCCAACAGTTATTTCAACGTTTACGTACTGAAAAGAAGTTGGTGTATGGTATAGAATTAACACTAATAAAAGACGTTTGTGGTGCATATATTCATTTATTTATAAACACCATAAATGATAATGTCCAAAAAGTACTTGATGAATACCAGAAAGTAATTTCTACTTATGTGATACCGTCTGTAAAAAGGATAAATGCGGTAAAAAAATGGTATCAAAATAAGTATAATAGTACTTTATTTACTGCTACTAGTCTAGGACCGTTTTTTGGAATACAATATATTTACAACTATCTATTAAATACGGATGTTTGGATGCCTCATGATATATTAGCATTACTTCTCTCTACAACCAGTAAGCAGGTACAACAAAATGTCCGACAGTATTTTGATCAACAACGAATGATTTGTATTATTTCGAATAATAAAAAGCGCTTTAGGTTAGATGGATAAAATATCTCATTGTTTATTTATGAAGGAATTTAGTGAATTTGGCACCAAAACGCGTAAAAATGCCACGCGACTGCGTTCCTATGAACAACCTGTTTTTGGACCATATATATGGACGGCGTTTCATTTAATGGCGCATAATTATCCTCTACATCCTAATAAGACTACCCGGTTAAGAGCAAAACAATTTATCAATGCTATTCCATGGATGTTACCATGTAGTAATTGTGGGTATCATTTAAAACATTTTATAGAAAAAGAGTATTTACCTAAATCAACGAATAAATTTGCACATATTACAAAAACTAGAGAGACAATGATGGATTTTTTTGTAGCCGCCCATAATAATGTTACAGAACATACCGATCCGCAGAAAAAACCATGGACAACCAAAAAAGCCAACCAATATTATAAGTGGGGCTACCGACAGGTACCCAAGTCCATTAAACCATGGGAAACCGCAGCATTAAGAAGAAATAAAAGCAAGCGATGCAAACAGCGGGTAACCTCTGGTAAACGATATTGTAAATTATGGGTGGTATGATTTCTCTCTTTTTCGAATCCGCTACCATTTTGTCTTTTTATTTATTTTATTTGTACTTTTCAAATTATTTTTTATTTTTGAATATTTTTTATTTTGAGAGACTTGGCTTTACTTTTTTTTTGAAAAAGTGCATTTAGACTGTTATGCTCTAAATCCATAATAATCCTAATAATTTATCAAGCAAAATTATGGTAAGGACTTTTGGAGGCAATTCTGGGAGGTTTTGGGGGAGGTTTTGGAAAAAGGCCAATGCTACAAAAAAGTAGCAAAAGTGTATTTCGTGTTTTTTAGTTTTTAAAAAGACGTGTAAATAGTAAGGTATATTATAGGTACCCAAAAAGTCGTTTAGACCATGCTACAAAAAAAGTAGCAAAAGTGCATTTAGGGTTTTCGCGCATATAAAACGTGATGAAAATAGTAAGGTGCATGCTTGGTGCTAAAAAACCCATTTAGAGCATGCTACAAAAAAGTAGCCGTTTTATGTATCACAAAAAAAGGAGGGTATTGACGAGGTATATTACTATAACCAGTAAGTTTTTGATAGAGATATTTCTGGTTAATTTAATTAATTGGATAAATTAAAGTATTTTACTATATATATATGAAATACTCTAAAAATACCAAAACATATAGACACTTACTGAAAATACTCAAAACCATTAATAACCCCACACATCATCCACATATTAAATTAGCCACTTATATTTACCATATTAGTAAACAACTGGATGCTTATAAACATAAAACAACCAAGCAAATGAACCATTTACGGAAAAAGATAGATGATTGCTCTCGAAGGACCAGGCGAACCAAAAAACGCATGTATAAAAGGGGTTCTAGGCAGCGAAGGAAATAGTAATGGATCGGGTGTTCAACGGATATATTCCTCGGAATATTGCATTTTATGTTTAGTTGTTTTTTTTTATTTATTTGTACTTTTCAAATTATTTTTTATTTTTGAATATTTTTTATTTTGAGAGACTTGGCTTTACTTTTTTTTGAAAAAGTGCATTTAGACTGTTATGCTCTAAATCCATAATAATCCTATAAATTTATCAAGTAAATTTATGGTAAGGACATTTGGAGGCAATTCTGGGAGGTTTTGGGGGAGGTTTTGGAAAAAGGCCAATGCTACAAAAAAGTAGCAAAAGTGTATTTCGTGTTTTTGGAAAAATAAAAAGACGTGTAAATAGTAAGGTATATTATAGGTACCCAAAAAGTCGCTTAGACCATGCTACAAAAAAAGTAGCAAAAGTGCATTTAGGGTTTTCGCGCATATAAAACGTGATGAAAATAGTAAGGCGTGTGCTATGTGCGTAAAAACCCATTTAGAGCATGCTACAAAAAAGTAGCCGTTTTATGTATCACAAAAATTGGAGGGTATGGATGATGTCTATTACCATAACTTCGTCTTAAATCAACTATCTAATAAACAACACCAGTAATTATATAAATAGGTAGAAGCAAAAAGGATTAACAGGCAACATGCTAATAATTCCAAAAACATAATTATGTGGAATTATTTTAAATATATAAATAGTCATTAGTAAAAAACGATTGAATTAAATGGGAGTAGTATTCTTTTACGTTATCAATCTCTATGATTTCGTCATGTTTGGAATACAAATCATAGGTATTAAAGGTTTTTAAGATAGAAAATAGTCGTTTATCTTTGTCGGATTGGAATGGGATATAGGCGCCTTTGTCATGATAGGCGTATAAAGAATGAAACCGGATAATATAGAGGGCTTCTTCCGGTAGTTGGTTGGGGTTTTTAGGCGATGTTAATATAGCGTGTAGGTATTCATCATGTCCCCAAGAGCAATGGACATTATCTAATCCGCAGTTAGGTTGATATATTCCTAGGGTCGTATTATAGGTTTTGTTTTTCATATCGGGATTCAGTTTATTGAATTCAGGGTAGATGATAGTATCTGGAAGTTTACATCCGACTATAAAGGTGTCGCCTACCATTGCCCATTGTTCCGTCTTGCCAGTACCTTCGGCGGTAGTACCCCTTTTATACATTATTTTGCCTATATCATGTAATAACCCAATTAATTGCATCCATTTAGGATGACCATCTTTTCGGATCATTTCGGCAGTTTGAACCGCATGATATAAATTGGAAAAGGTACAATCCGGGTCACTTACATCGATTAGATTATTTAAATCATATAAAATATCCCATATATCCATTTTAGTTTCTAAAAGAGAGAAGGATTGCTTCATTCGTAACACAAATGCGAGGGTTTGGGTTTTTCTCGCCATTAAATAGTTATTTCTAACGTCCTCCGTAGCTTGGTCGTAATTTCTAAAAGAGTCACCCGATATATCGTTCATAATATATCATACTATTTTATATATTATCGTTAATAGAAACGTTAACATTCAGTAATAATAAAAATTGAAGTAGTATTTATTATTACCAAACATAAATAAATGCTTACAATTCAGGAAATTAAAGATAAATATGGTTATATGTGCTCATTTGCCATATGGCAAATAATCGATAAAGCACGCAAACCAAAATATGGTGTTGGAGATATTTCCCACTTTGATAATATAGAAAATTTAAATATTAATAGAAATATTATTCTGGTTGGATTAAATCTTTCAGGAAAAGGAACAATAGATAACCCATTCTCAAATTTTCACAATCCAAAGTCTACATCACACGATTACAAAATTAGATATGCTATACAAGATACTGTCTTTAGTGGTGCGTATATGACTGATATTATCAAAGATTATGAGGAAGTTATGTGTGGTAAAGTAATGAAATATCTTAATGCTAACCCAACTATAAGAAAAGAAAATATTGAGTCGTTTGAGGAGGAGTTAAAAGATATAGGAGAAACAACCCCTATTATAATCGCGTTTGGAAATGATAGTTTTAAAATTCTATCGGCTCTTAAATATAAATATAAAATATTTAAAGTTCCACATTACTCATCGTGCATTTCAAAAGAAGGGTTGCGAGAGGCATTTAATGAAATAGCTACGAGTAACATGTTCACCAGCATATAATACTATATTATCGTAAGTATTTGGATTTATTTCCTTTTAGATTTCCGATTGGATTTCCTCTTTTTCCGCTTGCTTTTCCTCTTGTATATTCCCGCAGCATAATCTATTACTATTCATATTTATCAAAAGCATTATATATTTCTTTATCTCTATCTGATAATAATTTACAATCGTGTGTCATTATCTCTTAATATTAATATATATATATATTATATATATTAATATTAAACGATGAATAATATTAAAACATTAATTGGTAAAAATAATTGGTTATTTTTAATTAATGACGGCTCAAATACATTAGAAATTCATAATAATAATTTATGCATTGTAGATAAAAATAGTTGTAATAACTACAAATCATTACTTCATAATAATAAAATCTTACTTGTTATCTTTCCAAATAAAGAATATGTATGTAAAGAATATTTACCAGATAAATATAATTTACAATATAGACCGGGATTTGATACATATAAATCGATATTTCAAAACAATATATTAGATGGATTACAATTTGTAAACGTTGAAGATTATTATAAAACAGATACACATATGAATCTGCAAGGTGTATATAAAATATATAAAAATACAATATTATATTTAAATACCCAGTTTAAATTTAATTTATCTATAAAAAATATAGTTTTAGATAGTATTGAAACTGAATTAGGGCAATTAGGTATTGGTATTGGTGATTTAACATGGGATCATAATAAAGGTGATTTAGTTTTAGATAATATTAATGATATATTTTATTCATCTCCTGATATTACTCCATTATATTGTAAATATAAAATACAAGATCAAAATATATATAATTTACAAATTTTAGATTATGAATTAAATAATATAACACACGAATTAAATGGTGAAATTTTAAGTTGGGTAAATGTTGTTAGTAGTAAAATAATACATACAACTTTATCAGAAAATGAATGTAATAATAAATTAAAAGTATTAATATTTTATGATTCATTTTTAATATCAACACTTAGTTTATGGATTGAAACATTTCATGAAGTTTATTTAATTAAAAATACATTTGATATATCATTTTATAATAAAATACAACCAGATTTAGTTCTTGAATTTAGAGTTGAACGATTTTTGAGATAAAGTTTAATATAAAATAATTTAATATAATACTATTAACATAACAATGAACATACTATTCCCGCAGCATAATCTTTGCCAAAACAATTAAATGCTGCGGATTTTTTTTTAGTATCGATAACTTCGTCAAAATAAGCCATGCAGGTATTAAATATGACATTTATTTTTGGATTAACTCTTACCTGCTTTGGCAATACACTAGTAGTATCCCATGTAAATCTTTGTTCGCGTATTAATATATCAATCAGTATCGTTTGCAAATCGGTATCAGACGTTAACGGAAAATAGGTTACATTATTTCTTTCATCCATACGACAAATAGTTGATATAAAATCGGAACCACCCCCGTTAAAAAGCATATTTGGAAACCAATATTCATTTGTTTTTTTATTTAACATTTTACATCTACTAAATATTAAATGCTTACGTTCTATTGTATTTTTTAACATTCTCGCGGCGGATTCTTGCATTGTTTCAGTATTTTTCCCTACTAATATACAGTTGTCCTCTACTAATGCGCCAAATGAAAACGCTTCCAACGGTAACATAACGTTACTATATATTTCTTTATTATAACTGGTATCATATGAAGTCATTGCCCGCCCGTGTGCCACTATGATATACGTCACCTCATTATTAAAAAACCTTACCGATGATGGAGCAGCTGCATATGGGGACGCCACCCTACGCTGACCAGGTGGGTATAGCTTACCTGTATGGTCGCGCTCGTACACAATACCGTTTTTTTTTATGGGTTAACCGGTTAAATCGGATATTTTTAGTAGTAGACTTCATATAATATATAAAAATAAAAAGATTATATATATATGCAACACGACTGTATCTATTGTCCGTATCATTCAACCAAAAAAATTAATTTTATAAAACATTGTCATACTAAAAAGCATTGCGGTAAGGTATTAGGTTTCGCCGAAAATATAAATCAATATATTTATTATGAATGTATCCATTGTAATTATTTAACCGCAGATGTTGCTAATAAATTAAAACATGAAATAAGCGCAGAACACGCGTTTATTTCACACCAGTATCATGAATGTCTCAAGGAATATAAGTGTGATAAATGCGACACTATCTATAAGCATAGAGCGAGTTGGTCTAGACATATAAAAAACTGCAATAAAGAGACCATAATGACATTATTAAAAACGACAACGGAGATGAATAGTAAATTATGTGATAAAATCGTACAATTAGAGACGAATCATAATATTATTAAAAATACCATTGTTAATAATACCATTAATAATAATAAGTTAAATGTACATTTATATCTAAATAATGAATGTAAAAATGCAATGAATCTTACTGATTTTGTAGATAAAATCACTTTATCTCTTGAAGATCTAATATACACAACCGAAAATGGATATATCGAAGGGATTACCAATATTTTTATTAAAAATTTAAAGGGGCTAGAGCCGAATGAAAGACCGATTCATTCAGTTCAAGATAAAAAAAAACACCAACTATATATTAAAGATGCTAAAGGGTGGGAATGCGACAAGAAAGATAAGCAGTTAGATAGCACCATAAATAGTGTATCAGCGAAGCAGTTTCATCAAATTAAAAATTGGGAAGCATCTCGTCCTAATTGGAGCGAATCGGAAGAAGGTATAGATGAGTATATGAAAATTGTTAAATTAATCCTAGGCGGAGAGAGTGAGACAGAAGTTATACATAATAAACGACAAATCAAAAGAAATATAAAGGAAACTGTCCAAATAAATATTTAAAACAAACTACCAAAAGAACCCCCTAATGCCTCATTCGCAGCCATTAAATCTCCATTTCCTAGAGGAGGGCCCTGCTGCCCCTGCTGCGGCTGCCCCTGCTGCTGCGGACCCTGCTGCTGCGGACCGGACTGATTAACCGCCCCTTGTGAAGCATATGATGGCATTGCTTGCATGTTTTGGCCACCTCCACCTCCTTGATTAGGTATTATCTGTTGTAAATTATTAGCAATGTGTTGCTGTGATGCCTGCTGTGTAATAGGTCCCTGTGTCAGACTGGATCCTTGTGCTGGTACGCTGTCAGTCTGTTCTTTAAAATTAGTTTTACCTTCAATACTATCTTTGATTCTTTCGTATAATAGGTTGGATTTTTCCCCTAATTTAGTTTGAAGGCTAAGAACAATTACTAAAAAGGCTAAAATAATGCTGGTAACATTAAATTCGGAATAGGATGTTTTGCTATAGGTTGGAATATAAGTAATCATTTTGTGTATAATTAATATGCCAATAAACATGATAATGACTTGAGCCATTATTTCGGCGGTGACTTCAAAAGAACCCTTATCGTCGTTAGTTTCGGGTATAAGAGACTGAACCATTTTATTTAAAATCACCACAGGTATAACCGCTAATATACCATACTGAATAATATTTAGCATTTCGGCTTGGGATTCTTCCTCAAAGTTGAAGACATGCTTAAAAAATCCGATATCCTTTCTTGAATTATTTTCAATACTATCCATATGATTTAATAAAAGAAATTAAATATATTCAGATAGATAATATTAATGCTAAAATCTTTATGTGACAACAATAAATCTCGGAATAATACTTATCATGAGGAAAATCAATATCTAAATTTAATATCTGATATTATCGATCATGGTTCCGTAGATACCGGACGTAATGGAAATACTAAAGCCATATTTGGTTCAGCAATGCATTTTTCTCTGGAGAATGGAAGTATTCCCATTTTAACTACTAAACGTGTCGCTTATAAAACCTGCCTAAAGGAGTTATTATGGTTTATCAAAGGGGATACTAATAATAAGCATTTAAAAGACCAAAAGGTACATATATGGGATGCGAATGGATCCCGTGAATTTTTGGATAGTAGGGGATTGGCGGATAGAAAAGAGGATGATATGGGACCTATTTATGGTTTTCAGTGGAGACATTTTAATGCTCATTATAGCGATTGCGATGCCGATTACGCCAATAAAGGGTATGATCAATTGCAAAATATTATAGATATTTTAAAATGTCCGGAGGTAAGGATGTCGAGGCGATTGGTGATGTCGGCATGGAACCCATTACAGTTAGAAGAAATGGCACTGCCTCCATGTCATGTAATGGCTCAGTTTAATGTAACGGATAATAGTAAACTGCATTGTGCATTGTATCAGCGGAGTGGGGATGTAGGACTAGGTGTCCCCTTTAATATTGCGTCTTATTCTTTTTTAACTCACTTATTAGCGAAACATTGTGGTCTAGAAGCGACAGACTT